ACCAATTCTAGAAAAGTATCTCAGGATTACTATTGAAAACGATGATAAATACTATAGGAACTATTTAAGAAATCAGACTTTAATTGATTTTGAAATGATACCAGAAAGAATAAATGATGCAATTCTTAGTGAATATCAAAGTGTAGAACCTGTCAGAGGTAAAGTATTTGACTATCTACGCACACAAAGATTGAATCAACTATTAGATAACATTGGAGATTTTTCGTTATGAACGATGAAACAAGAAAGGGACCAGGTCGTCCAAAGGGCGCCCCTAACAAACCTAAAATGGAATTGATTACCGAAAGAGTAAGACTTCCTAAGAACGCAGATGTCTATGAGATACTTTGCCAAGCCGATTTAGTTGCACCAGAGAATGAAGATAATGCCATTAATGGACTTATGACATTCGCTCAAACTAATGGTGCCGTTGAAAAGGTATTGATGTGGGCATTCAGTGATAGAATAACTTCTAAACTACCAGAAGGCAAAACGCCTTACAAACCTAACGATGCACCTGCATCGGACTTGGCTGAAACTTCTTTGAGGTTTGAGTTTAGAAAGTTTAAATACTTTTGCACTAATGAGATTCCACCTGTTCGAAGAGAAACAATGTGGATTGAATTGTTAGAAGGCATACCTGCAAAAGAGGCAGAATTAATGGAACTAGTCAAAGATAAAGTTTGGCCGTTCAAGAACATCACACAGGAAATTGCTGAAAAGGCCTTTCCTAATGTGAACTTTTAGATAAATATAATATGTCCGCAGAGACTATAGATATAGTTAAGGGAAGTATGAAGACTTCCGATATACATACTTCTAGTCGAGTCGGACTCCATGGAGCTTAATTATGGCAGACGAACCAACAGTTGGTACACCAACATTCGCACAACAACAAGTGACAGAGGAAACTCTTTCCGAGTCCGATAGAATCCGTAAACGCATAACGGATTACAAAGCACAACTTACACCGAACTCATTGCAGGTCATAGAGGTTATGTTGAATCAACAACTCTCTAGTGGTCTACTTAAGCCAGGTGATTTAGATGCAATAATAATTCTTAGAGATGATGTAAACAAAGCATCCATAGATTATAGAACGCAATTAGAAAACGCACAACGCAGATTGGGTGAACTTGCTGAAGAAGAAGCTGTAGAGAAAGCACAAGCAGAAGAAGCGAAGATACGACAAATCATTGATTCAAGAGATGCTGAAAGACAACGAAGAAAAGGTGTAGAAGATAGACTTGCACAAATGGAAGCTGTTCTCGCATCACATGGCATATCTATGGACTTAAATCAAGATGGTCAGATTGGTCTTGCAGAAGGACAAGTCGCAGACGAACTTACTGTTGAAGAACAAGCACAAGTTGATAACATTGTTTCAGTAGAGAAAGATAATATTGCTGAAGCACCAGTTGAACCAAAAGCACCTTCTCGTGCATTTACATTAGCAAGGGCAATGAATCCAGAAGCAAAAGATGGTGACTGGACAGAACCTATGGTAGAAAGTGGAATAATGGATGAACCTTCTGTTTCAGAACAATTGCAAGATGAGTTAGAACCTATTCCAGATGAACTATTAGATGAACCGGAACCAGTATACTCAGTGACAGATGAGATGATGGCAGAAGCTTCGCAAATTGTATCTGACTTTGAAGAAGAAGTCGGGTTTGATGCAAATGGTTCTCCAACAACAGAAGACGGACTTAGTATTTCAGAATCTATAGGTCATGCACCACAATCAGAAACGACAAGCACCATATATAAAGATACACATGCATGGGCAGATAATGAAGATAAGGAAAGAAAGTCGTTTCAAGAATGGACAGAAGAACAAACAGAACTTGAATTAGAAGTTCCAGAAGATGCCAAAGGCACAGAAGAGTTCTTAAAAATGGTTGAAGATGTAGAGAAGAAATCTCAACGAACTGAAATCGCAGACGGTGTTTATGTAGAAGAAAGAGAAGTATCAGAACCTGCACAAAACTTTGGAGCACCAACTTCTAAACCAATTATTAGTGCTAGTCAATTGCCAGGAGATATAAAAACTTTCGCTGAAACGGAAGACTATCCAGGTGAGACAGAAGAACCAGAAGAAGAGTATGACGAAGTTACTATACCTTCCGAATCTGATTTGAAGTCAATGACAAAGAAAGCGATAAACGCCCAAGCAGAAATATTAGACTTTGATGTTCCTACATCATTAACTAAAGCAAAAATGATTGAGAGTTTCTTACAACAAACAGAAGAGTTTATTGCAGGTCTTCAAGATAGTGGTGAGTTTGTAAGTGCCACAATGGATGATGAAGACGATGACGATACCAATAATACCCAAGACGGCGGTTACTTCTAAAGTAACCATATCCGAACTTTATAAAGATAACTTAAGTCCAATATACGGATGGATCCTAGATAAGGATTATTATCGTGCCGACTTGAGTCCAGAACTATCTACAATTCTAGGTACAAGATACTTAGAAGACCAACCCTACAAAACAATTAAAATTTATACGACCAGAGTATCAAATGATATAGGCCTAAGAGTTAGACCCTTTGGTTTTATATTATCATTAGCACCAATGCCATTAGAGTTAGAAGGCCTAAGAAGTTATTCTTCTGATGTCTATTGGAGAAAGATAAATCAAAATCCCAAATCAACAGAGTTCAATCATGACGAAGATGCACAATGGTTTATGGTACCAGAAGACGACTTCGAAATTGGAGAATACGAAGCTTCTGTGGTACTAGATAATGACGATGTTCCAAGACACCTGGTGTGCAATGTCTCATAATATTCCATATGTCGAATTGGTTGTTGACAAGGTCTCGGTCTCCGCAGTTGACCAATATGATTTCTTAGAACATCGTAGAGAACAAGAGAAGAAACATTGGGCAAAGAAGAATCTATTAAACCCTTTAGACTCAATCCTTACTGTTGAGATTAACACTACAGAATTGTGTAATAGAACTTGTGTCTTTTGCCCGAGACATGATCCTAAAGTTTATCCTAATAGAAACTTACATATGACAACTAAAGGTGCAAGAACAATAGCAGAAGAGTTGGGTAACAATTCTTATATCGGTAAGATATCGTTTAGTGGTTTTGGAGAGAACTTACTTAACCCACAATTCATTTCCATAGTAAAAGAGTTTAGATTTAATTGTCCACAAGCAACAATAGAGTGCAATACAAATGGTGATAAACTAGATGAGATTTATATACACGCATTATTTAAAGCAGGACTAGACTTGCTTTATATTAATTTATATGATGGAATAGAACAGATGGAACACTTTGAAAGTATGTTGACAAACATACGAGAAGACCAATACAAGTTTCGTATGCATTGGGGCGACTTTGAGAAACATGGTTTGATATTAAACAATCGTAGTGGTGTTATGGATTGGGTAGGTATAGAAGACTCAGATATAGAATCACTTAAAGGTAAACCATGTCACTATCCTTTTTACAAAATGTTTGTAGATTGGAATGGTGATGTATTGTTTTGTTCTAACGATTGGGGTAAAGAACATGTCGTAGGCAATCTTATGCAATCAACAATGCATGAGGTTTGGTTTAGTAAACCAATGAATAAGATTAGAAAGAGATTGATGAAAGGCGATAGAAGTCATTCGCCATGTAATAAGTGTAGTGTAGATGGTTCACTATTTGGCAAACCATCGTTTGATTTGATTAAAGATTTTTATGATAAATAAGAATCATCATACTCATTATAAAGAGTTCTTTTCTCCCATAGAATGTGACCGACTATCAGCACTTGTTCTAGTCGAAGAACCTAGAGTTATGGCAATCGATAATCCATATGGAACAACCTACGAAGGATTGACCGCTCAACATCAAGTCTATAATTGGTTATCCCATCCGGCACTCCAAGTTCTAGATATACCACAACGCCTGTTCGATTTGCCCGATTTCGAAAACACCACACACATTGCGATTCAATGTTGGATGAATGTCCTCAGACAAGAACAAAAAATAGAAATGCACTCACACGGAGAAGAACAAACTCCTTTCTATGCAATCAACATATTCCTCTCAGGTAACCCGACCACTGGAACACGCTACGAGGATATCGGATATACTCCAAATGAAATAGGAGAAATTCATATATGTTCAAACAACATAGACCACGCAGTCCCTTCTCAGTTATTTCGAGAACCACGAATCAGTATGGCGATGGATGTGTTTATTGATGAAGAAAGTATAGAAGAGTTCAAAGAGGAACTAGATAATAGTGAGAATCGTATTATAGAATATTACAAATGAATTACCAAAGAATAGATAATTTTTTACCGCCAGGTTTGTTTGATAATCTACAATCGTTATTAATGAACGGAGATGAGAATCAAATTATGCCTTGGTTCTATAGAGCAGCCATGTCAGACTATGAAGATACAGAAGGATTTCTTTTTGGTAATGATATATTTAATAGAGGTGTAATACCAGATATAAAATTATTTGAAGAGATAGGTGTACCAATCATAAGCCGATTGCCTATGAGTCATCTTATTCGTATGAAAATAAATTGTCACCCTAGACAAACACTTAGAGATGCAGAGAATTATCCTGCATGTAGATTTCATACAGATACGAAGACTCCAAACCA